TAGTGAAATGCAATTAATCAAAAGAGCAACGCCAGGTTCATACGTCAAAGCTGACGCAACCGGCACAGGTGATTGGGTGATTGGCCGAATCGTAATGATGGACCGTCGCGATCGTGTAACAATCGATCCTGCCGACAAATCTGAACAATTAGTGGTGATCAAAAGTGAAGTCTATAAAGCTACCAAAGAAGAATACGAGACGTATCTTGAAAAAGCGATCGATTGCTCGACAGCGAGCGATGAGGTTATTGAATCTGTTTCAGAGGAAGAAGTTAAAATAGCTCAAACGATCGTGAAGGACAAATACCGGCAAAGATACAAAATATCGGTATCACCCGAAGGTCGCAAATCTCTACATAATGGCGATGTTGTCGCGCTGATGCTTGAAGGCAAAGATGTACATCAGTGTTATTCAACTGTCGCCACTGAGACCAAGACCAGTATTCATACTTTGATGCAAAAGTGGTCGCACCTTAATAACGGACAACAGCGCATGCTACTTGGTAATTATCTTAGGAAGCACTACAAAGAGAATGGTTGGGAACCACCCAAAAAGGACTAATCGAGTATTACAGGGGTCTACGGACCCCTTTTTTATAGATACTTGACAAATGGAAAGATAGACGTTCCAGGGTATCTACGCACTCTTTGTTACCGCTAAAAATATACCTTCAGTTACACTTCGTCAACATAATCAATACCCGTCCTTCTTAAAGTGTAGAGTGTTTGTTACCGTGTTACCGTGTTACCGTATTCACCAAATATTGTCACTCGTGACAAATTCACCGTCCTATTAAAGTAACGACTACAGCTTGATTTAGAGTAGCCATGGTGTTAAAATGCAGGTGGGTTCCCTCAATGCCCCTGTTGCCCACCTTCGGGTGGGCTTTTTCAGAGATGGATATGGACAAAAAGTGTACGAGCAAAGAAGAGATGTTTTGCCTAAAGTATGTAGAGTCGGGCGGCAAGCTAACGGACTCTTACATGTCAGTGTATACCTGGACAGGATCCAAAAACGGTTTGACAACAGCCGCATCACGTCTGCTGAAGAGACCACACGTAGAAGCCAGGATAGCAGAATTAAGGGCTAAAGTAGTGGAACAGTGCCAAATTACACTTGAACAACACCTGGATGATTTAAAGCGTTTGCGTGATAAAGCTGAACAGGACCAGAAGTGGCAAGCCGCTATTTCTGCTGAGGTGAACCGAGGCCGCGCTTGTGGTCTTTATGTGGAAAAGGTAGAACATGAAAACGTACCTACTCCGCAAATTGTAATTAATCGACCTTCAGATGCAAATTAATCCGACCCTACCGCAAGACGAATTCATATTTAGTAATTCGCAATTCCCGGCGTTTGTTGGTGGGTTTGGTTCTGGCAAGACTGAAGCCTTAATTGTCCGGTCCATCATCGGTAAGATCAATAATCCGACCACCGATCGCGCATTCTATGAGCCAACCTATGATTTGATACGAATGATCGCATGGCCCAGGTTTGAGGAGATCTTGTCTAACCTGGAGATTCCATACCGGTTGCACAAATCACCTATCAATGTATTGAATATCGAAGGTTGCGGCAGAATTATCTTCCGATCGATGGATATACCACAGCGAATTATTGGCTACGAAGTTGGTGATTCAGATGTCGATGAATTAGATACACTTAAGAAGGACGATGCCCAGGAAGTATGGCGCAGGATCTTGTCTCGAAATCGTCAAAAGAAGGTAGAAGGCAAAAATACTGTAGCTGTGGCGACCACACCTGAAGGATTCAAATTTGTATATGATTTGTGGGAAGTTAAATCACCAGAAGGGTATGAGATCATTCGTGCGCCGACTTATTCGAATCCACATTTGCCGGAAGGGTATATTGAATCGTTAAGGGATACGTACCCCGAACAATTGATCGATGCCTATATTGAAGGCAAATTCGTCAATTTAACGTTTGGATCGGTATACAAGAATTTCCAACGAGATACTAATTCTACTGATGAACAGGTGTTGGAAGGTGAGACATTATATGTTGGCCAAGATTTTAACGTAGGTGAAATGGCATCGGTTGTAGCGGTCCGTAGGGTAAATGGGTGGCATGTGGTAGATGAATTGGTCGGTATCTATGATACGCCACAATTAATCGATACTCTAATTAATCGATACCCAATGTCTAAAATCAATATTTATCCTGATGCGTCTGGCCGAAGTCGTAAGACTGTAGATGCGTCTAAATCAGACATCGCATTGTTAGAGCAAGCCGGTCTATCTGTTAGAGCTAAAAAGCAGAATCCACCGGTTAAGGATCGGATTTTAGCAGTTAACGGCGCATTTGACTCTGGCAAATTGTATGTAAACCTGGACAAATGTCCAAATTTGGTTCAATCATTAGAACAGCAGACTTACGATAAAAATGGCGAGCCTGATAAGACATCTGGTCTAGACCATAATGTCGACGCCTTAGGATATTTTGTCCATTATGAAATGCCAATCGTTAAACCAGTGGCCAATATTTCCTTCGATTTTGCTGTGTGATAGAATATGAAAATCTTGACTTCGAGGTGGATTTATGCCTGTAAACACCGAGCACCCAGATTTTACTAAATATCGACCCGTTTGGGTTCGTACTCGTGATGCTGTCGCAGGTAGTGTGGCAATCAAAGAGAAAAAGCATATTTACTTGCCTGTACCAGACAATAATTCAGGCGAGGAAGCCAAAGGTACAGAGACGATTCGATATCGACAGTACATTAAACGAGCTTTATTCACCAATTTTACAGCCAGGACCAAAAATGCGTTGGTAGGTGTAGCTTTTCGTAGAGCACCGACCATGGAAATCCCAGATCAATTATCATATTTGATTGAGGACGCAACGGGTGATGGCCTACCGCTAGAGCAATTGGCCAAGGACGAATTGTCAAATCTGCTCGAAACTGGACGTAGTGGCTTCTTGGTAGATTACCCACAGGCCGACCCAGACTTGAGTGTTGAGCAAGTGCGAATGCTCGATTTGCGGGCATCTATTATTCCGTATTCTGCTGAACAGGTTATTAATTGGAAGACAGATGTAGTCTCAGGTCGTCGGGTATTGGTATCGGTCGTATTGGCTGAAACGTATTTAACACCAAAAGATGAATTTGACCATACAAGCGAGACTCAATATCGGGTATTACGATTAAGACCAGATGGTTATTCACAGCAGATTTATCGTGAAGATGAGCCTTACACCCAGGAGTTTTATCCTACTAAATCAGACGGGTCTAAGTGGGACGAGATACCATTTCAATTCGTAGGGTCTAAAAATAATGATTCTACCATTGATGACTCACCGTTATCTGATATCGCTGATATTAACATTGCCCATTATCGTAATTCAGCTGACTACGAGGAATCGTGCTTCTTTATTGGTCAGCCTACACTATTTATTACAACGTCTATGTCTGCTGATGCGTTTGAACGTATGAATCCGCAAGGTATCAAGCTTGGTTCACGTGCCGGTCATGTTCTAGGCGAGACAGGATCGGCCACACTGTTACAGGCAGACCCCAATCAATTGGTGCTTGATGCGATGAAAGCTAAAGAAGCGCAGATGGTCATGATCGGTGCTCGTATTATCACAGATAGGTCAGGCAATGAAACAGCCGAAGGAGCCAGGATTCGCTATGCATCAGAAAATTCAGTCCTGGGAGACTTGGTTAATAATCTATCTGCGGCTTTATCGATTTGCATTAATTGGGTCGGTGAATTTATGGGCGTGGCAACTGAAGAATCGCAATTCCAAATCAATAACGAATTCTATGACAAGAACGTCGACCCACAATTGATTATGTCTATGGTTACATTATTGGACCGCGACATTATTGGTGAGCAGGACATTTTTGATCGTCTCAAGTCTGGCGGCATTATTGATCCTGAGCGTATGTTAGAAGACGTAAGAGAGGAGCGCGGATTGGCTAATCCGTTAGCGTGATGGCAAACAAGGTGAAGTGGAGCTAAAGTGTCTATCGTCGATGCTGTTACCCGTCATCAAATCTTTGTACAAAGGTACGCGGCAGGGCGTGAACAAGAGGCCCAGGCATTTATTGAACGCCTATTAAATCTAATCGAAGGTCGAATGACCGGTGACATTACGCAATTCTCGCGCTCTAGATTAGATATGATGTTGTCTGATATTAGACTATTACACAATGATTTGTATGGGCAATTTTCACAGGATTTTATAGATGAGATCCTGGAATTCGCGCAATACGAACTCGATTTTAATGAACGTATGCTAAATCAAAATCTTAAAGTCACGGTGGCTGTTCCTGGACCAACTCAGCTACAATCGGCAATGTTCACTAGTATTATGAATCTAGAGCCTACCAAAGGATACACAATTGGTACTGCTTTAGCTCAATTTGGCACACTTAAAGCGAACCAGATTGTGCAGACAATTAGAGATGGGATTGCCCTAGGTGATACGCATAATCAGATTAGAAGCCGGGTACAAGAACTAGGCCCACAAAACAAAAATCAAGCGTCGAGTCTGACACGTACTATTACAAATCATGTGTCTATTCAAGCTCGCGATGTTACTTTACGCGAGAATGAAGATTTATTCGATGGCTATGAGTGGGTGGCTACTTTAGATTCCAGGACAAGTTTAATATGTGCGTCTAGAGATGGTATTATATATCCGTTTGGGAACAATCCGCAAACAAGCCCTAAGCCACCGGCGCATTTTAGCTGTCGATCGTCTATCATACCGGTTATTAAGCCTGAATATGATGCTACTGGTGGCTTAGTAGGCGAGCGTCCACAGATAGGCGCAGATGGTCGAGGTGTGACTAAGGGTAGCACTACATATGAACAATGGCTAAGGCGACAGCCTGCGTCATTTCAAGATGA